AATATTTTCATGAAAGGCACTTTGATGGTGTCGAAAGAATGTTTTTAAAATATAAACTTACTGATGAAGATATTAATAGAGGAAGAGCTAAAGGTACAAATGGCGTAGGAATTGTAACGACAACCGGAACAGCAAATATTAGCGGAATTGGAACGACTAGTTTTAATTTTTACGAATCTTCAAATTTTATTCAAGTTCCAGATTCAGTAATTGGAATTGAAAAAGTATTTAAATTTGATACCAGTTCCATCTCTGGCGGAATGTTCAGCATTAAATATCAATTATTTCTAAATGACCTGTATTATTTCAACTCCGTTGAATTGCTACAATATGCGATGGTTAAAAGTTATCTAGAAGATATTGATTTCCTTTTAACTACAGATAAACAAATTAGATTTAATAAAAGACAAAATAGAATGTATCTTGATATTGACTGGAATTCTCAAAGTAAAGATACTTTTATTGTCATAGATTGTTATAGAATTTTAGATCCAAATGATTTTACCAAAGTTTATAATGACAGTTTTCTCAAAAAATATTTAACCGCCCTAATGAAAAAGCAGTGGGGTCAAAATCTAATTAAATTTAGAGGAGTGAAACTTCCTGGAGGAATTGAATTGAACGGTAGAGAACTTTATGAAGATGCTGAACGAGAACTAGAAGATTTAAAGCAGAGAATGACTTTAGAATACGAATTACCACCTTACGATTTTATTGGATAATAATGGCACTCAATCCGTTTTTCTTACAAGGTTCTCCCGGCGAGCAGAGACTTGTTCAAGATTTAATCAATGAACAATTAAAAATTTATGGTATAGATGTTGTCTATATTCCAAGAAAATTTGTAAGAAAGCAATCTATTATTAAAGAAATTCAATCATCAAAATTTGATGATAATTTTGCAATTGAAGCTTATATCAATAATTTTGAAGGATATAGTGGACAGGGTGATATTCTGACAAAATTTGGTATGAGTTTAAAAGATGAATTAAGTTTGATTATATCAAAAGAAAGATTTGAAGACTTTATTTCTCCATTTTTAGAATCTGGTGATGATAATGAAATTGTATTATCTTCTAGACCTAGAGAGGGCGATTTAGTTTATTTCCCACTTGGACAAAGAATATTTGAAGTGAAATTTGTTGAGCATGAGGTTAATTTTTATCAATTAGGAAAACTATACGTTTATGAGTTGAAATGTGAACTCTTCGAGTATGAGGATGAAGTTATTGATACTACGATTGATGAAATTGATACACAGATCGAAGATCAAGGGTATATTACAACTCTTCAATTGTTTGGATCAGGTTCGGTTGCTGCTGCAACTGCATCAATATCTACCGGATACATTCGACAAATATTCTTAAATAATGATGGATATGGTTACAAGTCAACTCCAACGGTTGGAATTACATCAGCACCAAGTGGTGGAATTAATGGATCTGCAGTTGCAATAACTACATCAAGTGCAGGTGTTTATTCAATTGAATCTATTGTACTCACCAATGCTGGTGCTGGATATACTGTTGCACCAATAATTACAATTTCTGGAGGTGGTGGTTATGGTGCTGCAGCAACTTGCTCCATAGAAACAAGTAGAAGTGGAGTTTCTAATTTTATACTATCTTCCAGTGGTTATGGATACGCATCTTCTCCAGTTGTCACGATCACAGGTTCTGTTGGAACTGGACAAACTGCTGTAGGAAAGGCAATTGTCGGAACTGGACAAACTATAACTTCTATTAGAATTGTAAATCCCGGAGTAGGATATACAGTTGCTCCAACAGTCACCATTGCACCACCAGTAGTTCTAGTTGGAATAGGTACATATCTATACAATGAAGTTGTTACTGGGTCAACTTCAGGAACAACGGCAAGAGTTAAATCTTGGGACGCCGATACTAAGATTCTTAAAGTTTCTTTTGTAGATAGTGCTGCCACTCGGGGATTTTATCCTGGAGAAATTATTGTTGGATCTGCATCTAGTGCAATTTATTCTGTCCAGTCATATGACCGTTGGGATCTTTATGATAAATATAGTGAAAATATTGAAATAGAAGACGAAGCAGATACTTTTATAGACTTTTCACAATCTAATCCATTTGGTACTTATTAATGCTAGGGACTTATTTTTATCACGAAATTATCAGAAGAACCGTTATTTCTTTCGGAACTTTGTTTAATGACATTTACATTAGACATAAAGATTCCACTGGAAATAGTATTAGTGAAATTAAAGTTCCCTTGGCATATGGTCCTACTCAAAAGTTTCTTGCAAGAATTGAACAGCAAGCAGAGTTAAATAAACCAGTCGCAATGACTCTTCCTAGACTATCATTTGAAATGATGACAATTCAATATGATGCTACAAGAAAGGCAAATGTGACTCAGACCTTTAAAGCATCCGATGGAATTAATCTGAAAAAAGTATATCTTCCTGTCCCATATAACATTGGATTTCAATTAAATTTAATGACCAAACTTCAAGATGATGCTCTTCAAGTAGTTGAGCAAATTCTTCCATATTTTCAACCAGCATTTACCTTAACCATAGATTTAGTAGATTCGATTGGAGAGAAAAGAGATATTCCAATAACTTTAGACAATGTTTCATTTACTGACGATTATGAAGGTGATTTTTCAACAAGAAGAACTATGATTTATACATTTAACTTTACGGCAAAGACTTATCTGTTTGGTCCCGTTGCAGATAGTACCGATGGTCTGATTCGTAAGGTTCAGGTTGATGTTTATGCTGATACTAACAGAACAACTGCGAAGAGGGAAATGAGATACACAGTCGAACCAGATCCAATTGATGCTGGACCAGATGATGATTTTGGATTTAGTGAAAATTGGGAATTCTTCAATGACTCCAAGACTTGGAGTCCCACACAACAAACGGATATTTAACAGACTATGAAAAATAATTATGAAGGTTTGGATAGTGCTTTGAATATTGAAAGCAGTATTGTAGAAGTAGAAAAAACTGCAGAAAAACTGGATATTCTTCCAGCAAAGTCTAATGACATACAAAAAGATTATGAATATACTCGCGCTAATCTTTATTCATTAATTGAAAAAGGTCAAGAAGCAATTAATGGGATTATGGAACTTGCCGGAGAAGGAGGATCACCAAGAGCATATGAAGTTGCCGGACAATTAATTAAAAGTGTTGCCGATACGACAGATAAATTGATCGACCTTCAAAAGAAACTTAAAGATGTTGAGGAAGATACTGTAAAAACTACCAATAATGTAACTAATAATGCAGTATTTGTTGGATCAACTTCAGAACTTTCAAAATTACTGAAGCAAGGTTTTCTAAATAATAAAGAATAATAAGTTTTAACCAATGAATGAGCAATTGAAACCATATAAAACAGTGGAAGAGATTGCTAAAAAGCATCGTCTTGAAGTTTCGTTTATTCAGAAACAACTTGATATGGGTGCTCCAATTGAACACGAGCATACAAAAAATCAAAAATTGGCAACTGAAATTGCTCTTCAACATTTGGATGAGATTCCAGATTATTATACACGTTTGAAAAAAATGGAAGCAGATGCCAAAAAGCATCATAAAAAATTTAAAGATGTGAAAGAAGGAAATCTACACAAATGGTTCAATAAGTCCAGTTCAGAAGATGGAAAACCTGGATGGGTAAATGTTGTAACTGGGGGAACTTGCGCGAGTGATGAACCTGGAGAAGGAACTCCAAAATGTGTTTCTTCTGCAAAAAGAGCAAGTATGACTCCTGCTGAAAGACGCTCTGCATCAAGAAGAAAAAAAGCAGCAGATCCAGGACAACAATCAAAATCTGGTGCCGAAAAACCAACCTATGTTTCTACCGATAAACCAAAAATGAACGAAGAAAAAGACATTAAAGGAAAGGGTAGTGGCAAAAAAGATGCTTGCTATAGTAAAGTAAAGTCTAGATATGATGTTTGGCCTAGTGCATATGCATCAGGAGCACTGGTTAAGTGTCGTAAAGTTGGTGCTGCTAACTGGGGAACAAAGTCGGAAGATTGTTGGGACGGATATAAGCAAGAAGGTATGAAAAAGAAAGGTAAAAAAATTGTCCCAAATTGTGTACCAGTAAGGGAGGAACAGGCAATGATTAGATACTGTCCTAAATGTAAAAAAGACGAAACTAGAAATGAGTGCAAATATGGTCCAAGGTATTGGGATATGTTTTCCACCCCATCAGCATTAACAACTAATCAATTAAAATACAACATTGCTACTGTTCATCCTGGAAATTTCCCAGAGTCATATGATCACGAGCACTCTATGGCAAGATCAGAACTGTCCACAATCGTTTCTGCTGCCAAGAGACTTCGTAAAAAAATGAAGGGAGAAGGTAATATTGAGGCATGGGTACAATCAAAAATTACTAAGGCAGCAGATTATCTGGATAGTGCTGCAGATTATATTGATAGTGGTGAAATGAAAGCAGAAGAATACTCAAACTGGAGAGCAGATTTTGGATTATCAGAAGACTGGCAAAAAGTTAATCGTAAAGACAAGACTGATGGTTTAAGTTCTGCTGCTGTTAAAGCATATCGTCGTGAGAATCCTGGATCAAAACTACAAACTGCAGTAACTGAAAAGAAACCAAAAGGTAAAAGAGCAAAGCGCCGTGCTTCATTCTGCCGGCGCATGTCTGGGATGAAGGATAAACTCACCTCAGCAAAAACTGCAAGAGATCCAGATTCAAGAATCAATAAAGCACTTCGTCGTTGGAACTGTAA